TGGTGGGTGGACGATGTGGGCTTATCCTCATTCTATATTCGGTATCAAAGACAGCGTAGGTAATCAACGTGTAGGGAGGTTTGACTGATGGTTAGTATTACGAAGGCACAACAACAGGCGTTGTTGCGGAAGTGGAGAGATCACGACAACGGTATGACGTACCGACAGTTCAGGCGTAGTGTTGAGCCTATGTTTGGTGGTGATGGTGCTGTCGTGGTGAAGTGGTGGACGATGTGGTTAGCCATTGAACCTAATGGTTATACGCATTCATAAGGAGGAGTAACAATGGATATTCATTGTAGACATTGTGGTGAACCGTGGGATCATGACGAGTTGCATGATATTGAGGACACGTCATACAAGGATGCGGTCAAGCTGTTCTTAAAGCATGGGTGTGGAGCGTTCGGTTTCGAGCCACCACTACCTACGTGTAGGCGTAGTCCTATCTATCCACCTGAGATGATGGAGTTAATACGTGTGGCGCAGGATATGTCACCGTACCCTGATGAGTGGAGTAGTCCCGATGAGATTGAGATGATGCTAGAAGTAGCAGAGGAGATGTTCTGATGGGAGAAGTAGTGGATCTGTTTAACAAGAAGAAGGTATCAGCTAGGTGTATGTCATGTGGTGATGTGCATACGCGCATCGTTGACGGTGATGCATGGAACTGGTACATTAATGGTAAGCGACTGGTGCAGGATCTCTTTCCAGATGAGGATACGTGGACGAGAGAGATACTTATTGCCGCTCGCTTGGACTTAGGTATACAGGGCAGGTGCAGTCTGTATATGTGTAAGAAGTGTTGTGATGAATGGGAGGAGTAACTATGAATGTGAAAGAAAGACAGGTGGCAGAGTGCTTTGTTGACGTAGTCCTACGTGACCCGGACAAAAGTATTACCGTTCGTGGTGATGATGAGTACGACGACGTGCGTAAATCTCGTGAACATTTCACAGTGCTGGACAACATGGGTCAGTGTGACTCTGATGTTGTTCGTGTGTGGAGTAAGGAACGCAGCAATTACGTGGGGTATTTTTGGTTTGTGTATGGCAACGTGGAGGACGATAACTTTGATAGCTATCCAATTGAGGTAATCAGTGACTACTCATCCAATGAGTATGCTGATAGTATTTACAATCAACTAGAGGAGATGACTAGCCATGACTAGCAATATACTGAAGTTGAAGGTTAAATCTATGAGGGCTTACAGGGAGTTCAATGAAGCCGCTCCGTTTACACAGTTCGATGACATGATAGGTCTCATTGATATTGTGGCAGTGGAGGAATGTGAAAGATTCCTTTCAGAGATGAAGGATATATTTGAACAGCAGTGTAACTTAACATACGAGGAGTTGAAGGACTATGAGTACAAATCTCTTAACAAGTAGGGAAGAAGTAGTGGAGCATCGTCGGCGCATCAATACGATACGTGGTGCCATTGAGTACGATGTAATCAACAGTCCGCACAATACTGAGTTCGAGGAGCTAGAGGTATTACTTTCTGATGCGGTAGCAAAGTGTGATGAGATTTATGACTTGATTAGTTATCACGTCTATGCATACGATGTCACTGTAACTCTGACTCGACGTGTGTATGCGAGGGGTCGTTTTGAGGAGGATACGGAGCAAGCTGTTATCGACTATGCGCTGGATTCCCTTGACCTGTCTCATGAGTGGAGTGAGGATGACGTGCAGGTGTTCCGTGATGAAGATGAAGAGACCACTAAGGTCTATGATGTGGAGGTGTAAATATGATAACAGAGAAACGGAAGTATCTTAGCTTACTTCAGAAGATCGGGACGTTTAATCTTCAGTGGGACATGGAGTACCCCACGCCATACATGAGCAAAACCCATGTGCTACTGCATGGGGTTGAACTGCGACGACGAGGAGAAGACATACCGACAGACATCAAATGGCCGGAGGTGTAAATATGAAGACGTACCAAATATTCATGACCAAGGTTTATGAGGTCAAAGTGAGAGCGGAAAATCGAGACCATGCCGAAAAATTGTTTGACGACTTTGGAGATTGGGAAGAGATTCTTAAAGTGCATACGTTAGATGTAGAGGTATGCGATGATTTTGTTTTGCAGGAGGAGGTGTAATGTATGGCTATTAATACGTGGTTCAATGTGCAGAAGTGGGTTGATCATGACTGGGTAGATCGTAGCCCTGATGGGTCTGATTGGTACAGTACGTTTGACAACGCGAAGTACTTCTGCGATAGTTACAACAACAGCGGCGAGGTGTGCCGTGTAATCAGAGAGGAGGTGATCTATGATCCCAACCGTAAGAAAGCTGCTAGATACTAGCAAGACATTGGGTAACCCTAAGGTACGGAAGAGTGGTATCAGTGAGGCTATTCGTATGGCATCGTTGACTATGCATCCTGACACTGTGTTGTGTGCAGGATCTAAGGCGGCGGGTTGTATGGATGACTGCCTGAAACTATCTGGGCTGGGTGGTGTGTACCCTTCAATCAACGAGGCGAGGCAGAAGCGTACCGACTACTGGCATGCGGACCAGTCCTCTTTTTTAAATCAGCTTAGGCGTGAGTTGTATAACTTTCAGTTGTTGTGTGCGAAGCAATCCGTGCAGGGTGTGGTGCGACTGAACGTCATGTCCGACATTGCGTGGGAAGACTACGACATACCGCAGGAATTTAGCGGCTTGCAGTTTTACGACTACACCAAGAGGGCAAGTAGGTTTCATCGTGAGCTACCAGATAACTACAGATTGATGTTCAGCTACAGTGGGAAGGAGTCCTATCGTAAGCAAGTGCAGAGTTTCTTGGAGTCTGGCAGCGATGCGCCGATGGCTGTTGTGTTCAGGCACAAGACTTTCCCGTGGACGTTTATGGGTAGAGAAGTAATCAACGGTGACAACTCAGACTGGGTTAACGTCAATCACCGTGGTGTGGTAGTAGGCCTTGCGGCGAAGGGACCAGCAAGAGATAACGACAACGGCTTCGTTGTAGAGAATGACATCATCGTGTCTGGGTAATGGGGGAGGTTTCTATGGGACGTGAACAATGGGAAGTATGGCATGACGATTACCAAGATTATTGGGAAGGTGATCGTTGTATCTGGGACTATGCAGAGGAGTATCACGAGGACGATATCTCCAAGTACAAGGAGGAGAGAGACAGTGGGAAAGAGGAGTAACTATCTTACGTACCACATGACACACCAAGAGATTGCGGATGAGCTAGGTATCAGTCGTCAGATGGTGCGTGTCATTGAGTACCAAGCGTTGACAAAGCTGAAGAGATCAGGCAAACTACGTGCTTTCTTGGAGCATATTAATGACGAGGAGGAGATAAGGTATGGGAAGGAATACACGCCGATATGTTAAGACGCACAAACCGCGCAGTAAATCAAGAGGTAATACTGACAACAATCGCATTAGCAAAAAGCGAAGAAGTGTGGTATACTACTAACTATATAGTCTATACAGTAAGTACTATGCATTAGTATTAAGTATTAATAATACATAGTACTTCTACATTGGGAGGTAACATGGAAGAAGCAGAACGAACACGTATGATTGAAGAGTTGACTGAAGATCATATGTATAACATCAACTACATGGAGGCAATGAACATGTTGTTTAATCTTTTTGCGATGGAGTTTGAAGCGTTGGAGGATGAGCAACTTAAGGCTCGTTACCTTTCTCGTTTTAGTAATAATCAGGAGGTGCATTGATGGCTTTCGTGGAGCTTCACCAGAAGTGTAATGATTGTGGATCTAGTGATGCGTTGTCCTACAATGAAGATGGGTCGAGCTATTGTTTCGCATGTGCTACGTTTACCCCCTCACCAGACGGCGTAGGAGGCTCTGTGAGAGACATTAACGACTATCGGGTGCCTAACCCTAGGGTTAAAACAGTCGAGCTTAGAGGGCAATCTAGGAGCTTACAGGACAGGGGTCTCGATGCACGTACAATGGAGAGGTACTCCGCTACCTTGTGTGGTGACGAGGTACACTTCGGATACTACACCCCTGATGGGGAGTTAACTGCAGTTAAGAAGCGAACACCTGATAAGAAGTTTAGTATCGAAGGGGACTGGAAAGGTGCAGGTCTATTCGGTCAGCATCTCTTCCCTTCGGGCGGTCAATACATAACCGTGGTGGAGGGTGAGATAGATGCACTCTCTGCATACCAGATGTTCGGGGACAAGTACCCCGTAGTATCTATTCGTAATGGGGCGCAGGGTGCGGCGGCGGATTGTCGTAAGGCGTATGAGTTCCTCGATAGGTTCGACAACATCATCTTCTGCTATGACAATGATGAGCATGGGAAGAAGGCGGCACATGAGTGTGCGGATCTGTTTGGTGGTAAGGCGAAGATCTATCAACACGGTGAACACAAGGATGCCTCCGACTACCTGATGAATGCAGACAAGGATGACTTTGTCAAACGGTGGTGGGCTGCAAAGGTGTACACACCTGACGGCATGGTGATGATAGGGTCACTCCGTGAGGCAATGAAGAAGCCACTGATGGAGGCAGAGGTACGCTACCCTTACAAGGGACTGGACGATATGACCTTTGGCATCAGACCGACTGAGTTAGTTACTATCTGTTCTGGATCTGGGCTGGGTAAGTCTACGTTCATGCGGGAGCTAGTCTTCTCTGTCGCGTCACAGACTAACGAGAGGATAGGTCTAGCCTTCCTTGAGGAGACACCTGATCGAACTGCTCGTGGACTAGTGGGTCTACAGATCAACAAACCAATACACCTACCCGGATGTGATTACTCCCCTGATGAGGTAGAGTATGTATTCAATGCGTTGGATCTAGATGACCGTGTTGTCCTATGGGATTCGTTCGGATCAAACCAGATCGAGAACGTGCTGGCTAGGTTCCGTTATCAGGTCAAGGTGTTGGGTGTGAGGTACATCATCCTCGACCACATATCGATACTGGTATCGGATCAGGCTAACGGTGATGAGCGTAAGGCTATCGATGAGATCATGACCAAGCTACGTATGTTCTGTCAGGAGATGGAGATATGTATGTTTGTTGTTAGTCACCTACGTAGACCAGAAGGAAAAGGACACGAGGACGGTGCAGTCACCAGCCTTGGGCAGCTACGAGGCAGTGCGTCTATTGCTCAGTTGTCTGACATTGTCCTTGGTCTGGAACGTAATGCTCAGGCAGAGGACAAGATGGTACGTAACACTACCAACGTGCGTGTACTGAAGAACAGATTCAGTGGCATGACTGGACCAGCGTGTTCGTTGCTGTATAATAAAGACTCAGGTCGGTTGACGGAGATAATGGAGTGAGATGCGTTGCTTGTGATAAGATACTCAATGACTACGAACTAACACGTAGATTCACTGGGTCGGGGGAGTTCGTTGACTTGTGTGGTAACTGCAGTAGATTTCTAGTAGAAGATGATGTTACCATTGAAGGCAACTTAGACTATGCACATTTATCAGACATGGAGGAATCGTACGATGTCGAAGATGGGGAACTGGATAGTTACACAGGAACAGAACTTGGAGATGAAGACCAATGGTAGAGAACTTACAGAGCGAGAAGAGATGGACCTTGCCTACTACGAATATAGTGTTCTTGGATATAGAAACGGATGGTCTCCAGCCATCGGTAATACACTGCGTGGTAACAAAGAGACCAAACGAGGATCACTGTCTCCATACCTGTAGGGAGTCACTGTTCGAGGAACTGTCTAGGGGTGGTCACGTATGTGGTCACAACTACATAGGCTTTGATGGACCTGTGCTGGAAAAGTTATGGGACATACGGGTACATCCTGATCGTGTACTGGATACGCTAGTGATGTCGAGACTGTTCCATCCAGACGTACAAGGTGGTCACAGTCTAGCTACATGGGGTGAGAAGTTACGTTTCCCCAAAGGCGACCACGATGACTGGAGTCAGTTGTCTGAAGCGATGATCCAGTACTGTATGCGTGATGTGTCAGTGACAGAGAAGCTGTACGAAACACTGTGCATGCAACTACAGATGTATCACTTCACCGATACCAGTGTGTACCTTGAGCATACTGTTGCACACATATGCAGAGATCAAGAAGAGAATGGGTTTTCTTTCAATCTTACTGGTGCAAAGCAACTCGAACGTCAGCTTGAGACTAAGATGCTGGGGATAGAGGCAGCGTTACAGAATGTATTCCCACCCATTGCAGAAGAGCAGAGGTATCACAAGACAACAGGTAAGCCGTTGCCTTTGAAGTACCAGCACTTTAACGTAGGGTCACGCCAGCAGATAGCTGAGAGACTGACGCAGAGAGGTGCTGTATGGAAAGAGAAGACACCATCAGGCAAGCCCAAGGTAGATGAGTCTACTCTAAAGAAGAACCTACATGTACCTGAGGCGAAGATGGTTCTAGAATATCTGACGCTACAGAAGCGACACTCTCAGGTGTTGTCGTGGATCAAGGCAGAGAACGGAGGACGTATACATGGGAGGGTTAAACATATCGGGGCAGTCACGGGGCGTATGGCTCATTCTAATCCTAATCTTGCACAAGTTCCTGCAGTGTATGCAGATTATGGTACTGAGTGTCGTAGCCTTTTTGTTGTTCCTCCTGACCGTGTCCTCGTGGGTGCTGATGCATCTGGTCTTGAACTACGTATGCTCGCCCATTACATGGGTGATGAAGCGTATACGAAGGAGATCCTAGAAGGTGATATACATACAGCTAACCAGCATGCGGCTGGGCTGACTACAAGGACGCAAGCTAAGACATTCATCTATGCGTTTCTGTATGGTGCTGGCAACGCCAAGATAGGATCTGTAGTGGGAGGCAACGCAAGAAAAGGAGGTGAGCTAAGAGATAAGTTCCTTGAGAACACACCTGCCTTGGCTAAACTACGAGAGGATATAGCAATGCAAGCAGGGTCTGGATTCCTAGACGGGCTGGACGGGAGACGGTTACGTGTTCGTTCTGCTCATGCTGCATTGAACACACTACTGCAGGGAGCGGGTGCAGTTGTAATGAAGCAGGCAGTGATACACCTGTATGATTTACTAGAGCATGTTGACTTCAAGCTAGTAGCACAAGTCCACGATGAGTGGCAAATAGAGTGTCATCCTGAGGATGCTGAGTACGTAGGCAAAGCCGCTGTACAGGCAATCATTCAGGCTGGCGATACCTTCAACCTTAACTGCCCACTGGATGGCGAATACCGTATTGGTAGTAGTTGGGCCGAAACGCATTAGCGTATTCTGCAAAAGTGTGGTATAATATTAATCTGGATTAATTAATAGGAGATCCTATGAGTGAAGCAAACATCAACCTGAAGTGCCAATTGTACTGGCCTAGCCTTACTAGCAAGAATCAACTTGCTGATAAGTACACAGTTGACCTAGCTCTATTGTCAGACGAGGCAGTAACAGCACTCGAAGACATGGGCTTGAAGGTAAACAACAAGGGCGACGACCGTGGTTACTACATCACGTGTAAGTCAAACAACAAGTACCGTGCGTTCCATCCTGACGGTGAAGAGGTTCTCATCAAGGGACGTACTCCTTTGTCTGAGGACGATGACCCTGACATGGGTGTTATCGTTGCTAACGGTTCTGAAGCCAAGTGTCTTGTTGGTTTCTACGACTGGGAGTACATGAAGAAGAAGGGTCGTTCACCTACCCTACGTCGCATGGTTATCTCTAACGTAGTTGAGTACACACCTGACTTTGATCTAGAGGCGGCAGTGTGATACTCATCGATGGTGACATGCTTGTCTATCGTGTAGGCTTTGCCTGTGACGAGGAACCAGAGAAGATAGCAATCCAAACTATGGCTAACTATATCTCTGAGATAATCTCTGATCTGTCTGAGCATTACAACGATTACAGGGTGTACCTAACTGGTAGCAGCAATTTCAGAAACGAGGTTGCTGTCTCCCAGCCATACAAAGGTAGTCGTCCATCGCGTAAACCAGTACACAAAGACTTACTCCGTGAGTACATGCTTGATGCATGGAAAGCGGAACTCTCTGACAACATGGAAGCTGATGACTGCATAGCCATCAAGTCTACTGAGCTAGAATATAAGTCTATTATCTGTTCTCTTGACAAAGACTTTTTGCAGATACCCACTAAGATATATGACTACACCAAGAAGGTCATGAAGGAAGTTGATGAACGCTCTGCTACAGAGTGGCTGTATCGTCAAGCCTTGATGGGTGATAGGGTGGACAACATCGCAGGGGTACGAGGAATAGGTCCGAAGAAAGCAGAGAAAGCACTAGAGGAATGGACAACAGAGAGGGAACTATATGAGCGGTGTCTTAAGTTATATGAAGACAACGAACTCAACGCTGATAGACTCTATGAAAGCCTTCAGCTTTTGTACCTTCTCAGATCTTCTGACGACAAGTATAGGATACCTGATGAAGTTTGACAGTAACCTAGAAAAGAAGTTGTATGCAGAGATGAATAGTTGTATTTACCATCCTGCAGATAAGATCCATTACATTCAAGCGAGGACATACGAGCCTGACTTTGTTTACTACGATGGAAAGATTATTATTTACATTGAAGTCAAAGGGAGATTCAGAGACCGTGCGGAAGCAAGGAAGTACATTGACGTTAGAGAATGTCTTGGTAAAAGGGAAGATCTTGTATTTGTATTTCAGAATCCTAACACACCTATGCCGGGATCGAAGAGACGTAAGGACGGTAGTCGTTATCGTATGAGAGACTGGGCAGAGAAGAACGGATTCGAGTGGTATACACCAAGCACTTTACCTAAGGAGTGGCTATGACTAGGCACTTAGTAATACCTGATACGCAAGTAAAACCTGACAGTAACTGGGATCATATGTACTGGGCAGGGCGTTACGCTGCAGCAACTAAACCTGACGTTATCATTCATCTGGGGGATCACTGGGACATGCCAAGTCTCAGTAGCTATGACGTTGGGAAGAAGTCGTTCGAGGGCAGGCGCTATGTCAATGACATTGAAGCTGGTAACATGGCAATGGAAGCGTTCATGTATCCTATACGTAACGAACAGAAGCGGCTACGCAAGGGTAAAAGACGCACATGGAAGCCTCGTATGGTGTTCCTGTTAGGCAACCACGAGTACAGAATAGAACGAGCTATCGAGTCTGACGCCAAGCTAGACGGTTTGATGTCGTATAGCGACTTCTTCTTAGAGAACTGGGAAGTGGTTCCTTTTCTTGAGCCTATCATTATTGATGGCATTGCCTACTGTCATTACTTCACTAGCGGTGTGATGGGTCGTCCCGTTACTACTGCAAAGTTAATGTTACAAAAGAAGTTTATGTCGTGTATCATGGGACATGTTCAGGATAGGGATATAGCTTATGCAAGAAAAGCAGATGGAAGTAGTATTACTGGTTTGTTCGCTGGCATTTTTTATACTCATTCTGAAGATTATCTAAACCCCCAGACTAACGGTAGCTGGTCAGGTATCTGGATGTTGAACGAAGTAGACAACGGATCCTTCGACGAATTACCAATTAGCATCAACTACCTCAGGAGAAAGTATGGATGACGTTCGACGAGTTGTTAGAACACGTTGCCGAACATTACGATGAGGTAACAATCATGGAAGCACTAGAGATTACATCAGAAGATTTGGTAGAGCGGTTCGCAGATCGTGTGCTAGAAAAAGTTTACAAGTTTAAGGAGATGGAATGAGTATTGATGACGCAAGTCCCGAAGAATGGGATACAGTAAGAGCGCTTAACAACCTATCAATTAGAAAGAAACCAGACCCAGTGGAAAAACCAGACCACTACAACAAAGGCGCTATCGAAGCTATTGAAGCTATCAAAGCATCTATGCCAGACAATGAGTTTAATGGTTATCTTAAAGGTAATGCATTGAAATACTTATGGCGCTACGACTACAAGGGTAAGCCAGTAGAAGACTTACGTAAGTGTCGCTGGTACATTGACCGACTAATCAAGGAACTAATTTAATGGATGCATATCAACAATACATACACAAGTCACGGTACGCTCGTTACCTACCAGAGGAACAGCGGCGGGAGACTTGGGAAGAAACCGTAAACAGATACCTAAACTACTGGTGTGATAGAGTAGAGCTAAACGAGTTTGACCAATCAGAGATCTTTCATTCTATCTACGAGCTAGACGTAATGCCCAGCATGAGAGCACTAATGACTGCTGGCGAGGCTCTTGACCGTGACAACGTCGCTGGGTTTAACTGTTCCTACTTACCTATCGATCACCCCAAAGCGTTTGACGAGATGATGTACGTCCTTATGTGTGGTACTGGCGTAGGGTTCAGTGTCGAACGTCAATATATCAGCAAGCTACCAGAAGTAGCGGAGGAATTTCATGACACCGATACCGTTATACACGTCGCCGATTCTAAAATTGGCTGGGCTAAAGCCTACAGAGAACTTATTAGCTTGCTCTATTCGGGTCAGCTTCCAAAGTGGGACATATCTGGAGTACGACCTGCAGGGGCAGCACTTAAAACCTTCGGCGGTAGAGCATCTGGTCCAGAACCTCTTATCGATCTCTTTAACTTCACCGTTGAGGTCTTTCGCGAAGCTCATGGACGTAGGCTCTCCTCAATTGAATGCCACGATCTCTGCTGTAAGATTGCACAGATCGTCGTCGTCGGCGGGGTTAGGAGAAGCGCTCTCATCAGTTTGTCTAACCTCACTGACGACAGGCTCAGACGATGTAAGTCAGGACAATGGTGGCAAGACAATCCACAACGTGGACTAGCTAACAACAGTGCATGTTACACAGAGAAGCCAGACTTTGAGGCATTCCTAAATGAGTGGAAAAGTTTATACGAGTCCCGATCAGGAGAGCGAGGTATGTTCTCTAGAGTCGCAAGTCAAAAGCAAGCTGCAAAGAACGACCGACGAGATGCTACCTATGATTTTGGAACTAATCCATGTAGCGAAATCATCTTACGGCCTTACCAATTCTGCAATCTATCAGAAGTTGTTGTCAGGGCAACCGATACGTTGTCAGACCTTAAACGAAAAGTTCGTGTTGCGACTATCCTTGGAACTTTACAGGCTACCTTGACAGACTTCCGTTACCTACGTAAGGTGTGGAAGAACAACACTGAGGAAGAAGCACTGCTTGGTGTATCACTAACAGGCATCATGGATCATCCGACGTTGTCGGGAAGGAGAGATAAAGGTGTCCTCAAAACATGGCTTACTGAGTTACGTGAAGAGGCTATCAGAACGAATAAATCATGGGCTGACCAACTGGCTATTAATACTTCTACTGCTATTACCGCCGTTAAGCCTAGCGGTACTGTGTCTCAACTGGTTGATTCTGCTAGCGGTATACATCCACGATACGCACACCAGTACATCAGACGAGTACGAGCAGATGCAAGAGACCCATTGTGTGCAGTACTGGAAGCCGCTGGAGTCCCCGTAGAGGACGATGTAATGTCACCCAGTACCAAGGTATTCAGCTTCCCTATAAAGTCTCCTGACGGGGCTGTAGTGGCGTCTGAGATGGGTGCTATGGAACAACTTGAACTATGGGAAATCTATCAGGACTTTTGGTGTGAGCATAAGCCATCGATGACGTGCTACTATAGGGACGATGAGTTCCTTGAAGTAGGGCAATGGCTTTACAACAAGTTCGATAAGATAAGTGGGGTATCATTCCTTCCTTATTCCGAACACACATACCAACAAGCTCCTTACGAGCCTATAGATTTAGAGACCTATGAGAAGCTGAAGGAGGAATTCCCAGAGACGATTGATTGGAACATCTCTGAGAACTCTGACATGACGGAAGGGTCTCAACAGTTAGCCTGTACCGGGAATAACTGTGAGTTGTGACTTATGGGGCTTCGGCCCCTTTTTTATTGCTGAGTAAACATACCTTGCTTAGGAGGAAGCTGTATTCGTACTTCTCGTTTTGTGTCAGGTTTTGCGAGCATCATAATCGCATTCCCCATCATACGAGGTGAGTTAATTATTTTTGGCAATGTTTCTAAAAACTCACTTAGAGATACCTTTTGATCGAGCTTGTTCCAATCATAAGTATCTTTAATGACCACGGAACCATCTTTTTGTTGTTCAGCGGTAAATCGTCCTAGCGTTGTTTTGGCTCGATACGCAGGATCAAGAAACGAATCTCGAACAGTTTGTATAATAGACTCAGCATTACCAGCTTCAGTACTTGATTTCTGAGTTTCAGCTATATCCCCGTAGCTTACAGATGTGCGATTTCTTGTGTCCTCGTAGGACTTAATTTTTTTATCAAGTTCAGCAATCTCACGGTCTGTTATATCAACCATGTTGTTGTTTTCGTCCATCGCATATATCCGCGTATTTTTACCACCAGACGCTAAATCATCGCGCCACTCTCTATACAAAGTTTCTTTGTCTTTATTCTTTGCTTTAGTCTCTTCTACAACACGGCGGAGGTAACGGAGGTCTTCATCAGTAAAGTCTTTTTCTGTGATCGGGCTATCCGCGCCCAATACAGTCTCAGCGAAAGTACGCATATTTACAGGTAAATTGTTATATAGTTTTCTTATGCGCTTTGCCTCAAAATCCATCAGTTGTTCTCCCTCAATACAGCACGAAGCTCGTCACCGCCGGGAATACTTTTTAGTGTTTCAAACTTAGCATCTTTACCCGACGCAGCATCTGCTACATCCTGAGCAAAATTACCTACAAAACCACTGGGAGGAGCTAACGACTCAACCATATAATCTACTGGTTGGTCTAAAAACTTTTTAGTGGAGTACTCATCACCTAATCGACCATAAGTAAATACCTGTATAGGCTGACTAGCTGCTTTAATTCCAACGTCTTCAAGGGTAGGCTCTTTATCCTCGTTGCCTAATATCCATTGAGGTATTCCTCTTAGCTCATCAATAATGCCATAGCCAAGACCTGCAAATACCATGTATCGCGCTGTAAAAGAACCAGCGGCTTTATAGTTACCTTTAGATATGTTATCAATAATGCCTTGCTTTAAAAGCTCACCTTGCATAATGGCAAAGCCAGACAGTGCATACATAGGACGGACAAAGTTAGCCCAAGGTTTCATTAAGTAGTAAAGAGGACGCCCAGCAGCAGAAATAAGTTGCTGTTCACCTAAGCGTGTAAACATACCTCTTAGTACAATTTGTTGTACTTGATCAGGCATGTCTTCTACTTCAGTACCTTTAACTAAGTGAGGTCTTATTAAGGCACGTTCTCTCGCAGAAAAATAAACAGAAAAATCATCTTTAAATTTTTTACTATCTTTAGCTGCTTCTCTCATTGAATTGTGTGCAGCCCGTAAAGAAACACCTTTTCCTTTTCTGTCTGATGCCCTAAAAACAGAAAACTTAAAGCTAACGTCTTGGTAAAAGTCTGCCGCTTTTTCGTAGTAAGCTTTGTTTAAACCCTCATCAAACCCTGCTTGAAACTCTCCTATGTTTTTATTAGATCCTCCTATGCCTAAGTCTTGAATACGCATACCTTCTCTATTAAGCATAGCTTTAAGTGTAGGTTTAACACCACTCTTTACCATTGATATAGAGGTATCATGTAAGTTTAAAAAAGCAGAATCAAACTGACCAAGCGTACCACCATAGACTTGCTTCATCCACGCAGTAATAAAATTACTTGTACTTGTTTTAGCGCCTAAGTACGTAGTGTTAGTAAGCTCCGCTATTTGTTTAGCAGTTTTAGGCGACAATGTTTGAGCTTGTACAGTGCGCTGTAGCTCTCTAAAAAAGTCATTAGTGTTTCCGTTCAAAGGTATACTAGGACGCATTTTAAAATTCTTTGCAATCTCTATAAGCATCTGCTCGTGAGACATACGGTTGATTTGCTCTAGTATAGGATTGGAATAATCGTTAAGTTCTTCTAACTCCATTTCTTGAGCAAGCTTTCTACTACGTTCTTTAGAACCCGGATTTTGCAGTGTGCCTGTTTCAATAGCAGTACCTAAGACTTCTTCCTCGTCTAACGCAGAACGCTTAATACCAGAAGCCCAGTGTATTTCATCTTGTAAAACATCCTGCTTGTAAATACTTTTAACGTCAGACTGGTGCTTTTTAGAATCTGCAACTAACTGCTTAAATAAGTTGTAGGCAGGTCTGCTCAGTTCTTCTGATGCATTAGTAAGCAGCACCTTGAAGTTTTCAGGTTCAAGATGAAGATCAAGAAACATTGCTTTATTCATTGGAGAATTACTCCAATCAACTAATTCAGAAAGACTGTCCTTAACTTTATCATCGTAATATTTGGTGTATAGAAGTTCTTGGTTGCGTGTTGCTGTTTCAAAAGAGCTTGCAAAAATAGCGCCTATACGAGGACCAGCAAGCTTGGATACAATAGCAGAAGTAGGGCGCAAAGCTTTATTGAAAAAACCAACGGTAGCAGAGGGGTTAACATCGTATAACCCACGCATAGCCATTTTATCGTATTCTATTAGTTCCTCAAACGGCTTAGGTTTACGGTATCGTTGTGGCAACACAACTTGCTTAACCATGTCGTCTACAACACCCGCTTGCTCTAGTTCCTTTTTAATAAAAGCACGACGCTCTGCTGATCCTTTAGCAAGAGTAGGAGCCTTAGGAGCTTCTATAACTTGATCTGTTAGCTCGTCTAATTTATTTTGAGCCTTTGTTGCGGCAGAAGTTGCACTAGCTATCTTAGTTTCGTCGCCTGAATCTAATGCTTTTTGTAGTCTAGTCTCTGCAGTTTTAAGACCTTTAGCAGCAGCGTCCCATTGATTGCCTAATTTTTTCTGTTCGGCCTCAAAACGAGGTAGCTCTATTTTTTTCCACTGTTCAAAGTCGTCAAAATCAGGACGTGCTTGTTCTACGTCAAAACGAATAGCAGCATCGTCAGCTAATTGCTTAACACCTTCAATAGTTTCTAGGTTAAACTCAGGATCTGCTAACTCTTTTCTCACTCTTTCTGCAAACTCTGGGCCTTCTTTTAAAGCTGTAGCCGCTACAGGAGTTTTAGTCATACCTACGCCAGCAATATCTTTAATAGCAGAAGATAATTTTGCAGGATCTCTAGCTACTTGAGCAAAACCACCACCTAACACAGACATTTCACCTGCAAGACGAGTAGCAAAAGCACCTATATCTTCTTCTACGAAGCGTTGATTAGGGTCTAGACGAGGGTCTATCATAGCCAATGCTTCACGACCAGTAGGTACGTCTTGGCCTGTAGCTAGTTCATAAAGTGCAGTAGCAGGGGAGGCTACAAAGGTAGCTAAGTCAGCAACAGCACCCACACCAGCAGCAGAAGTTTGCTGGATACCTTCTGCTAAGTTTTCAAGCATAGTATCTTCAGCCGCTTCTAGTCTGTAATCTGCTTGCGCTCTTTCTTGCTCTGCTTGTTTAAGCTCTTCTTCTAAACGAGTACGCTCTGGCTCTGCTCTAAGATATCGGTAGGCATTAACTACCTCATCAAACTCTGCAGTACCTTTCTTGTCTTCGTTGTTAATGAGCCAGCTTGCATATGCTTGAACTCTATCGACCATATTAAAATCCTGCTATTTCATCAGCCTTAGAAAAGTCTACTATTTCTTCTGATTCTATAGCTTTTCCAGAAGTAGATGTAGGTTGCTCATTATTAGTAGTGCCTAGAACTTCTTCTAAAGTGACGGGAGGTAATCCTTGAGCGGTTAAAACAGCGTTGTGTGCAGCTAAAGTTTCTTCTTGTGCAGCTCTTTTAGCTAACTCGACAGCCCTACGATTTATTTCCTGCTCATCAATACCATCGATTGCCCTAGGCATGTTTGTATTTTCTTCTCTCCTAAGTTGATCTTCCGCTATTTTAGTGTAGTTCTTCCATATATTTTGAGGAGGTTGTTTAGCAGCAATCTTAATTAAATTTTCCCTAAGATTAACCATCCTGTCTTTTTGCCTAGCTTGAGCATTAACGGCATCCGTTACTGCATTATAGTAAGCAGTGTCTATTGATTTATAGGCAGCGTCATGCTGTCTGCGACCTGCTTCAGTCCATGTACCCTTATTTGCAAAATCAGGATAATCATCTTTTAAACGCTTTATTCTTTCTTTCAATACATCTCTAACTTCTTTTCTAATTATTGTGTTAGCATCAATATTGGCTTCTAACTCTTCAACAGGAGACGTACTAGATAAGTAAGTGTCTCTATCAGCCGCCGCCTCAGTCAGTTGCGTATGCCTTAACTGCCTATTAGCAGATTCTATAGCTTGCTGCTCTACTGCTTCAATTACCCCAGTAAAACCAGCATCTGACCATTTCTTTTTAGCTTGTTCTATTGTGGCTTCGTCTGTACCACTAGCGAGTAAAGACCTAAAAGCCCGTGATACACCTTGCTCTTGTTGTGTACGCTCTTTTACTCTAGCAGCATCTTCCAAGGACTTTCTCTGTAAAACACGAAGTTCTTCTGCATCTGTACGTCCAATGTATCCTTTAGAATCTAAGCCTGATTGGGCAGCAATACCCGCCATAGACTGCTCATACCTACGTTGAAGCTCTGGATCATCTGTACTAGCTCTAGCTGCTTCTAGCTTGCTTATAGCTTTTAACGCCTCTTGCTTTACAAAAGCATCTTTAGCAGCAGTCGCTTTTTGAACACCTTCTCTTGTTTTAGCATTAGCTATGTCATACTCAAGACGTTGTAAAGGGTCCATTTTACGATAGTCTTCTAAAGCTTTTTGTTGTTTTAACTGACCGGGTATGCTTCCTATAGCAGCACCTGCCCCAAACAAGCTTTTAGACATAGCGGGGTTTGCTAAGTTCTGTAAAAAACTCTGTGCAAAGTTAACCATTATTCTTTCCTCACTTAAGTACTTTTAGGAAATAAGCCGCCTATAGCGCCACTCAGCATGCTACCGCCTACACCACCAGCAATGTTTGCCTGTCCTGTAGCCGCTGCCAGAAGACCCTGAAGACCTGTAGCGTACGTTTGTCCGTATGTTCCTGCTTGTTGTGCAATGGCTTGACGACGTTGCTCTGCCGCTGTCATACCGGGCTGTAAAGCATTCAACAGTTGAGCCTGAGGTAGGTAGCTACCAGCCAACATACCCTGTCCTAACTGTGCCGTTTGCATTCGTTCTTGTCCTGCAAAGTTCATGGCGTTTAAGATGGCAGTGTTACGGGCTTCTTCCTGCGCTTTAGCTAGAGCCAGTCCTTCAGGAGTACCACCAAACATATCTGTACGTACACCCAAACGACCTTGTGCCGCTAGTCTGTTCTCTAACGCTAGACGCTCTCGCTCCTGCTGAGGAGACATAGCCGTCATCATTCGGTCAAAGACTTGCTGCTCTCTTTCTTCTGGAGACATAGCCGCTTGACCAAACAAATCACCTGCGCTCTGGAATAGCTGTTGCTGAAACGCTTGCTCTTCTGGAGACATTTGTATGCCATATGACATTTGACCAGTAACAGGGTCTTGAGTCATACCAAACTGTCCACCTGTCGCAGTAGTAACAGTATAAGGCTGGAACTCCATCATCCCTGATAGTCTGTCTGCTAGCCCGCCGGGACCAGAAAGCTCAGTAAACGCTCTTTCGCCTATGTCGCCAAGATCGCTGTAGCCTCTTTCAGCTAGAGCAAGACCTGCAGCGCCTAAACCTAAGGCACCTGCGTTTGCTGCTGCGTTTTCAGCGCCTCCCAGTAATTCTATTAACCAATCTGGCATTAGTATGTACCTCCATCTATTGTTCCTGTTGACAGAGTTCCGTTAAAGGTCAATGCAGGAATTGTTACTGTTCCTGTAAAAGTGGGTGAAGCAAGATCAGCTTTTGTTGCGATTGCTGTAGCGATAGCGTCAAACTCTGTCTCAAACTCTGTTCCTTTAATAACTTTGCCAGCGTCACCAGAAGGTAGACTATCTTTAGCAGCAAAGTCAGTAGTCTTAGTATAATTACTCATATTGTTTTACCTACTAGTGCTAGTACATTTATTTCTTGTAAAGATAATTTGAATCCGTCAATGTCAGATTCAAGCCCAATTGAAAGAGTTCCACCACTACCATTAGCATTTATTGCGGTGCGAGATGTTAATTCGCCTCCGCTGTATTCTGACAATGGATTTGAATTGTAAGTAGGATCCTCTGTTCCATGAAATTCATTAACATTAAACTCAGCTTGTCCTTGAGTGCTTAACGGGATAAAAGAACTATTATATGCAGTACTAAAGTCATAGCCCCACTTAATAAAAAGACTAGCACCACTACCACCAATAACAGTAGGTCTAAGCTTTTTAAGAAACTTAAGTTTAGCTGGATCACCAAATGTAAGCTCTGGACTGAAGTATACGAAGCGATAGGAAGTACCGTTGTCTTGATTACCAGAGTAAATACCTATGCCATTACTACTACCAATAAGTAGAGTACCGTCGTCTTTTCTTTCGTAACCAGTGAAACCAGTGCCGGGCCATCGAGTTACTCTGTATGCTCCGTTCTCTACCGTACCTCTAACATCAAAGCAAAGTGTGATATCTTGACTTCTAAACGTTAATAAGTAAAAGCTTTCTTCTGGGTGATACACTGATGTAAAGGTTTCGTTAGGAGAAGATAGTAAAGATATTATGTCTTTTGTTATTGTTGCCGATAGGTTGCTTAAAGGCATAGACTTTTCTTGTATGGTCCTGCCAAAGCTGCGCAAGCCGGTGTAAGACAAGAACAACACGTCTGTACCAGTGTACTGTACTGTGTCTCTATCAACACATCCTACGCCTGACACAGTGTCCTTTAACGCCATAGAGGATGGATCAGTAGCGCCTGAGTACACAACAATACTGTGCTTACCAAATATGATAAGAGCATCGTTGTGGGCCGCTAACGCTACAATTTCATCACGGCCATCAGGCCATACAGTAGTAATATCAATAGACCCTGACGAGCCTCCAGACCATGCATGCCCTATAAGTGTGTCAGACCAATAAATAGTAGATTTGTCTGTAGTAAAGTCAGCCGTCCATAACCTACCGTAAGCCGCTAGTACCTCATTGCCATACATAGTACTAGATACACCAGTAGCGTGAGTGTGATTACTCATAGCCTGTACTGCACCAGAGGTATTATCGTAAACTAAAGGCTCGTAGCCACGCTGAAAGAAATACACATGGTCGTTAAAGTTAACTATCTTCCAGTTGTCAGCAGTAATCGTGTAACTTCCGGGCGTAGCGTCAACGAGAGTAGTAGTACCAGTCATTATTTTGTTGTTACCAACAGAAAAAATAACCGTGTTACCTGCATCATCTTTAAATTCTTTTATAGCTTGTATGCTTGCTGTTCCTAATACTGTCTTATTAGTAGTAGTGACAGATAAACCTTTACGTGCTGCAACTCGACCACGCTTGTCAATAACTGCATTGTCAGCTATTTCAGCAAACGACGGATCTTGCGCCAGCGGAGAATCTTCTGTGTTGATTCCTTTAAAGCCGGGAGCTACAAGATTTATGCTTTTTAGTTGTTGAGCCATACGTACCTCAAGGTGTATAGAATATTACTTCTTCTGGGTGTTTTGCGGCATCGATAGCAATAGCATCAGATAAATACTGGTTAGCTATAGTGAAGTACTCAGAAGCAGAAGTACCTCCAGTCTCTCCACGTTCTCGTGCAGCTAAAGCTACGGCAAGATGCAACACAGGATCAGCAGGTATGTACAAATACGAACCGTCCATCGCTAAATCGTCTTTACGTAAAACGCAGTTAAACCTGAGTGTGTAAACTCCGTCTGGTTTTGGGTATATATCTACACGAGTATCTCCGGTTCCGGTCTGAATACCATTATATGTAAAATAACGAGGAGACCCCGACACAACATCATCAATTAAGTACTTCTCATCAAACCATTTCTGAGTTTGATAAGTCATGACATGGTTACTTGTGTCATTAATTACGTTAAGTTCTTTAATGTTGTTCTGACTACCAGAAAGAATATAGCTAAAAACACCTTCCGAAGTAGTGATTGTTAGGGTTGTTCTTAATGCAGACCAATCCCAAGCTGCTTCTACTAATTTTTTGGCATCGTTAACTATATCGCCTATAAGTTTACTGTAAGAGTTTTCGTTAACTGAATCTACTTCAGGTTCACGTAATCTTCTCAGCACGGCGTTGACTAACTGGAGTCTTGTTGGCATAGTTGGTAGAATACTTGTCATGA